AACGCTTACTCAGGCTCAAATAGATGCGATTAGTTCACCACAAACCAAAGACTTGGTTTATAATTCGGACTTAAACGAATTGCAAGTTTACTTAGGTGCGTGGCTTAGCATATTGACAGCAAGAACTGGAAACCGTGTTGACGAGTTCTTTTATCGGTTTACGGTTGCGTTTGATGGAGAAGCTGGAAGCGGTGCGGTCGGTGCAATAGTACTGCCCGAATTATACGTTCCGAGTGGGTTTGTTTGCTATCAAACAGTTATTAAAGCAGTTGGTTTTGAAACTGGTTCAGAGGTTATCGCTTTCGGTGTTGAAGTGGATGCAACCAATAATATATTTTCAATGGATTTAACTACTATTGACGAAACAAGAACATTTATTATAAACCACACCGATACATTGACAGCAACAACAGCACAGCGCAAAATAGTAGGAGCGGTTACTGGTGGTGACGTAACGCAAGGAACTATAACTGTAATCGCTAAATTTATAGGCGTGTGAGGATAATCAACAAACATATTGTAGTTTGTGACGATAGTAGTGCTGTATTCAATTTCTTTGACGAAAGAATTATTAACTTCGCTGTGCTTACCGTTAATGGACTGTGGACTGCTCCAGGTACTTACGATTCTACTCCAGATTGGTTTACAGCCTATAACGATGGGTTCGGTAATTACAGTAGCTATTTGTTTGTGCCGTCAAATGTACCAACTGGGACTTACCCTATTTCATTTAACGGAACGGATGGAAACGAATACATAATTGTAATTGAAAAGACTGCAGTATGTGAGGATAATGTATTTATAAACAAGTGTTGCCCGTCTATTAATCTAGTTTGGGTTAATCAAAACGGAGGGTTTGAAAACTATATCTTTAGTGGGAAACGCCAAGTGTACGAAGTGACTGAGGGTGAAGCGGAAACATTCAAGACTTACGACATGACTATTAAAAACGCTGAAATAGCTGGTATCTACACTACTGTTTTGGTTAATACGGGGGTCATGCCGTCAAGTCATTTGGCTAAAATCGAATCACTAAAAAAGTCAATACAAGCGTGGGTGTATGACGAAACTTTGCCTATCTACTATGAATTTGACAAAAGATTCACACCAATATTTTTAGATAGGGAAGCGATTATAACGGCCGACAATCGAGAACAAGTTATCGAACGAACAATAAAATTTAGAGTAGCCAAAGAAGCCAATATACAAAGCCAATGATAAAGCTAGTTATTGATGGGAAAGAAGCAGATGTTCTACAAACTGAAAGTATTGTGGGCGAATATGCTGTTGCGCCTATTGGTGACATTTCAAAACGTGTCGGGGCTAGGTCGATACAGTTTAAATTACCAAAGACGACAAACAATAAAGCCATCTTTGAAAGTAGCGAGATAGCAACTTCGACATCTAAAATACCTTACCGAAACTTGCCATGCAGAATAGACGTCGATGGAGTTGATATGAATATGCAGTTTTGCATACTCGAAAGCGTTGACGATAATTACAACATTCGTATGTACGGAGGCAATAGTGACTTATTTTATAATCTAAAAAACAAAAAACTATCTGAATTAGATTTAAGAAAATATAACCACTATTGGGATTTGGAAACAATCAGAGATTCTTTTACTAATACAGAAGGTTACATTTATTCAATTATAGACTTCAATATAAACCCAATTAATATTTATGTTCCGCCAGTTGGTAGCACTATAAAACCAAATACATTACACCCTTCTATATTTAAAAGAACGGTAATGAGGGAGATTATAGAGCAGTCAGGGTTAATACTTGACGATGGAATTGATTATAATGGAACAGAGCCATGCGAGATATTAGGCGCAAATAAGTTCATAAGAGATTACGATGGGAATAGGTATAATGGCAAATTTGGAGTTTATTCATTAGATGATGAGTTAAGAAGTTGGAGGGATATAGATTTAAACTTACAGCCATACAAATATGGGCAGTCATTTTCATTTTATAATATAAGCCAAAATGAAATATTTTATAACCCATCGGGTCTTTATGCTCCACAAATATTAATACACGATAAGGCTAGGATAAGAGTAAAAGGAGCGTTTACATTAAAATCATTGGGGATAGATGTCCCAGTTATTATTACATTAGCATACACGGCAGACCAGTATGGTGATGATATTCCTATAACGGTTGTATCTGAAATTGCGACATCTTCTTATGCCTCTTATTATTTTGACGAAACAATAGATTTAATAGAAAATAATTTTGGGAGTATTTATTTATCATTCTACATAGATACGAATGGAGAAACAATAAAATTCGATTGGGTTACTTCTACATTTGAAATATTGGAAACAAAGATAATAGAAGCATTGCCTATTGATTTTGATGGTAAAAACTATGTAACAGTTGCAAATAATATTTCAGATGATAATCAAGGTGTTTACATTAGTAATTACTTAAAAACATACAATGCAATAATGTGGATTAACGAACTTACAAAAGTTTGTTATATAAGGGAGTTTTCAGATATTAAAATAAATATTGCTAATGCATATAACTGGAGCGGTAAGTTAGATTTTACAAATAAACCAAAAGTAGAATTTGATATTGATTTTTCTCAAACAAATAGGTTTAAATATAAAGACGATAACACAGTAATTAAGCCAGACGGTACAGATGGAGTTATATTAGTAGATAATCAAAATGCAAAAAAAGAAAACGTATATCTTGAACTCTCTTATGGGGCTAGTGAAATGTGCGAACGACTAGACGGCAGAAAGATGATAAACATTAAAAAGTACGATTACCAAGTTACAACAGAAACGGTAGTGCCTCGTCAATTTCTTTTAGATAGGATAAGCGATACCATTACTCTAAATAAATTTGCTACAAACATAACTTATACTGGGTTTGTTCCATATTCATATTTCATTAAAGAAGAAAAAGAACATAATTTTGGTTTTGGCAATAGCTTAATAGTTGATTATTATGGTTCGTTATCTGGTGTTTTTAATTATTCCAAAGTAATCGTGTGCGAAATGCGGTTAACTACTTTAGACATAGCCAACTTTGACCCGTTAAAGCCCGTCTACATTCGTGAATTTGATGCACACTTTTACGTTAATAAAATAAAGTTTGATTACACTAAGCGCAATAGTAGTGTAGTTGAATTGGTTAAACTTTTATAACATGGCAACAGTAGTAGATATTTTTGAAATTAACGTACAACCGATTGCAGAGCAGCTTTCAGCATTGGGAGCGCAAATTGATACGGCAAAAAAGAAGTATAATGAGTTAAAGGTCGCACAAGGGGAGTACGATGAATCAACTATTAAAGCTAAGTCGGATGTAACAGCACTCACAAAGGAATACAGAAGCATTGAAACGGTAATTGTAAACAATACTAAGGCTTTGTATGCTTTGGATAAGACCGCGCAAGATTCGCTTAAAACACGTCAATTTGAGGCCAATAGCATTGATACAAACCGAAAGCTATACAACTCGCTTTATAATGAAATGGTACGGCAAAAACAGCCTACAAAAGACAATATAGAGTTAATTAAAAAGCTATCAAATACATTAAAAGAGCAAGAAAGTGCATTAGGTGACACACGCAGAAATGTAGGTAACTATGCAGAAGGTTTTACACAAGCTATTGGAGGTTTAAAAGCATTCGGAGTGTCGACTGATACTATCACAAAAGGGCTTGAAACGGCTAAAATGGGCTTTCAAAGTGCTGGTGGTGGTGTTAAAGGGTTCGGAATGGCATTAGCTACAACTGGTTTGCCGTTGTTTATCATGGCTTTTCAGCAGTTAATTAATGTTTTTGAAGGGTTTAAGCCTATTGCCGATGCAGTTGAAAACGCTGTACGTGCCGTTGGTGATGCTTTTAACGCTTTAATTAGTGGCGGTTCTATTACACAAGCCGTAAAAGAGGGGCAAGAGTTGCTTGAAGTAATGCGTGATTTGGAAGATACCGAAAAAGCGTATGCAATTACAAGTGAGGCTTCACGCAAAAAAGTTAATGAGTTAATTACTCAATCAAAAGATAGAGCTAAAACTGAAAAAGAAAAACTTGCAATCATTGACGAGGCAAATAGGGTAGAGAAAAAAGCGTTTGACGAATCGGTTAAACGCAATGAAGAATTGCTTAAAAAGCAAATGGAAATATTTAGCCGTAAAAATAAATTGAGCGGTGAAGAATTAGATTTATTGACTAAGGGAACAAGCAAGGAAGCTTTAGAATTAAGAACTAGACTAGAACGCTCAACTGCATTCAAAGAAAAAGAATTAGAGGCAATTCAAGAAGGTTTATTGAAACGTGTTCAACTTGAAGGTGACAGTAATATACTTCAAGAAAAGTTATTGAATAGACGTAATGCGTTGCTAGAAAAAGAAGATGAAGAACGTGCAAAAGCAAATGAAAAGGCACAAGCTAGAGCAGAAAAAAGACAAGAACAACTTGAACGAGAACTTGAAAAAGAGCGACTAGCTAAAGAAAAATACAATCAAGATATTGATAAGCTAACAGATGAGTTTATTTTAAGTGATCGAGAAAAATTAGAAAAGTCCTATGAACAAAAGTTTGAATTGGTAGTAGGAAACTCAGCAAAAGAAGTAGCGTTACGAAGTGAAATTGAAAAACAAAAACTTGAAGCACTTGCAAAGTTTGACGAGGAAGCAAATAAAAAAATACAAGCACAACAAAAGAAAGTAGCAGACGAACAAAAAGCGATCAAAGCAAAACAGTTTAACGAGCAAATTGAACAGAACAAACGAACGCTAGATTTAGAACTTGAAGCCGTTGATTTGTCGGTAGGTACTGAGGCTGAAAAAGTCGCACGAAAAAAAGAAATTCAACTTAAGTATCTTGAAGAGCAACTTGCTTTAACACGTGAGTATTTTGGTGCTGATGGGGTTATTACACAAGCTGAATTAGACGGATTAAAGAAACTTGAAAACGCAATCGCTAAAGTTAGGCAAGGTGTTGCGGTTAAAGACGAAAAGGCTACGCTTGGAAGTTCTTTAGGTATAACGAAACAAGATTTAGGGGATGCGCAACAAGGCTTACAATCTATCCAAACCGCTGTTAATGCAATCGGTTCTGTTTTGTCGGCAACAACTGAGATTCGTTTAAATGAAATTGAAGCGCAGAAAAATGCTGAGATACAAGCCGTTGAAGAAAGTGGATTAACTAAGATTCAAAAGGAAGAAAAGATACGTGCTATTGAAAAGAAATATGCACTAGAAAAATACGAAGCTGAGAAAAAAGCGTTTGAAACTAATAAGGCATTGCAAATTGTAAACGCTGTAATAGCTGGAGCTTTAGGTGTTGTTTCTGCTTTTCAACTCGGACCTATTGCGGGTGCGATTGCCGCTATTGCCATTGCTGCAACAACAGCCGCTCAAATTGCCGTAATCAGTTCACAAAAAGCACCTCCACCGCCAAAGTTCGCAACGGGTGTAATCGGTTTGGATGGAGCGGGAACTGGTACAAGTGATAGCATTGATGCTAAGTTAAGCCGTGGTGAATCGGTAATGACTGCAAAGGCTACTGAACGATTTGCGCCTATATTAGCACAAATGGAAATGTCGGTAGGGAATAAACCTAACTTTCAGCTAGGACGTAAACGATTCGCAACCGGTTACATTCCACAAGGTGACGGAGGTTACTATGCACGTTCAGCAAGTGCATCAATGATAAGTAATAACGAAATGGCAAAGAGTTTTGAAATGGCAATACAAAAGATGCCATCACCAACGTTAAACTATGATGAGTTTAGTCAATTTACTAAGAGCGTAAACAGTAGCGTCAACCTTGCTGAGTTGTAGGCTGTTTTAGCTTTTCTTCATAGCGTATAATTTCCTTTTTTGCAGATTCCCTAAGAAAGCCTGATGCTGACATACATTGACTTTCAATAACCTTTAAAAATCTACATTCCCATCCATGAGAAAAGGTTGTTCTGTGTTGTTTAGCGTATTTATTGTTTGCCATTCAATGCCAAAATTACGGGTGCAAAAAATAAGAACTTCACAAATTCGCTCCATTGTAGCGGATTAAATTCAAATGAGATTAGTAGGCAAAAAAAATACCCAGCACCAAATAATACTAAGTAAGGCTTAATCTTGAAATAGGTTTTTAGCATATCGTTTTATTTTATTAATCCCAAAATAGGGCTAAAAATGAACACAATGTAAATATAGTAGTTTTTTTGTATTGTGAAAACGGAGAAAATATACATTAACGGTTATATCGGTGAGGCTGGGTTTTTTGATGACGTATCAAACTCATTCTCATTAACCAATCTAAACGCAGAACTTGACCGAATCGGTAAAGTTGATGAACTCAATGTTTATATTAATAGCGGTGGTGGTTCTGTTACAGAGGGATTTGCTATTTACGACCGACTTATGGCATTAGATTGCACAGTTAATACTATTGTAAACGGTATGTGCGGAAGTATTGCAACTGTAATATTCCAAGCTGGAAGGAAAGGTAAAAGAATGATGTTTGAAAATTCAGAGTTCTTTGTGCATAATCCTTTTTGGCAACCGATTTCACCAACACCAATGGAGGCGAAAGATCTTGCATTACTTCAAGAAGATTTGCAGAACGCTGAAAACAAAATCAAATCATTTTATGCAACTGTTACTGGGAAAAGCGAAGATGATTTAAAACCTATCTTAGATAGACAAACAACTCTTTCTGCAACAGAAGCAATAGAGTATGGATTTGCAGACGAAGTTTATAAAACGCAAATTTCAGCGTACACAAAATACAGATTGGTAGCATATTTAAACAACGATAAACAAACAGAAATGGAAAACAAAGAACTCAAAGCCGAGTTAGGAAATATCAAAGGTTTCATGGCTAAAATCGTAAAGGCACTATTCAAAAACGCTTACACCGAAACAGTTGACGGTACTAAGATTTATTTCGATGGTACTATGGTGACTAAAGACACTCCAGTATTCTCAGACGAAGCAATGGCAACACCGCTACCCGATGGTGATTACACTTTGGATTCGATTATTTTAACCGTTGTGAATGGTATCGTAACTGAGGTTACCGAGCCACAACCAGCCGACAATAATGCACCAGACGCATTAGCAGAAGCACAAAAAGAAATTGCCGACTTGAAAGCTAAACTAGCTGAAAAGGAAAATGTAGTTGCTGAAAAAGAAAATGTTATCAACGAAACGAAAGTAGAAATTGTTGCATTGGCTAAGAAAGTAACTGAGTTTGAAGCAATGCTTGTAACTGGGAAAGACTTTAAAGCCGAGGGAGGTCAGTCGAATGGTAAACAAGAACCAGTAAGCGAAGCGAAAACAAGCATTGAAAAATTTGCTGAATGGAAAAAAGCGCAAACAAAAAAATAAATTTTAAAACCACAATAAAAACAATAAAGAAATGGCAAACGCAATCACATCAATGCCCGAAAACAACTCACTTGGATATGAGTTATTCTACACACGTTTAGTTGAAAATCCACCAGTACAAGGTTTAGGCTTCAACTTTATCGAAGGTGTAAGCAAAAAAGACCTTTACTTCAATGAAACATTTGGTTTATTGGCATCAGCTAAAACCACTTGCGGATGGACTAAAAAAGAAGGTGGAGGATTCATTAAAAAATCAATAGACCCACAAGAGTTCGACTTTACAGTTGGTCAATGTTATACTGACTTGGTTAAGTCTATTTTTGGCGATAAATTGCCAAACGGTCACAAGAGAGGTGAGTTGTATCCTGAAATTATCAACTATATTACAGAAGGGCAATTAGATGCAACAAATAGAGATTTGTTGTATATTTTATTCTTATCTGACAAAACATCTTCTGTTCCTTTCCTTTCTAAAATTGATGGGGTTTACAAAAGATTGATTGATGGTGTTGCGGATGGTGACGGCACAGTTGATGCTGGTACAATTACCGATACCGACTTGTTGCCTGACAATATGTTGGCTACAATGAAAAAAGTTTGGGATGCACAGCCTAGAAAATTACGTAGAAAATCAACTGCTGAGAAAAAGTTTCTTGTAACCGCATCTGTTTACTACGCATACGAAAACTATTTGCAAACAAAAACTGGCAACGCTACAATCCTACAAAACAACTTTATTGTTGATGGTGTTGCAAAAATTGCATACAACGGGGTTGAGTTGATTAACTTGGATTTTGTTGATGAAGGTCTAGAGTTGTATGTTACAACTGGCTCACCAGCATCAACAGTTAACCCTCACCGTATTATCTTGACAGTACCTTCTAATCACACATTGCAAATGGATGGCTCTGGATACACAATGATTGACCCTCAGTATATCCTTGCTGATGATGAGGTTCTTTCTCCATTGACTGCAATGATTGATTATCAGTACGGTTTCGGTGACTTAAATGTTATCGCTGGATTCTAAAAAACTTTAGTGCGGGGGTCGGTTAGTCGCCCCCAAACTTTAACCAATTAAAAACGAAAGAAATGGCAGAAGATTGCATTGAATTATTTAGAAGCATAGGTATATCTTGTGCAAACAAAAACATCGTTGGAGGTGTAAATAAACGAGTTTGGGTTACTCAGTTGCCACAAATCGCTTCGAGTACAACCGATTCAGATGGAAACATTAACACCATTACAATGGGTGTTGATTCTAGTTCTGCGTCGTACACTTTGAAAACGATTACAAGCTATAAAAACTCACATAGCGGAACGTATGAAGGTACTATTGGTGACAATGTGAACCTTATCAAACACAATGCTATCCTTAAAATCTACACTTCAACACAAGCGCAGAAAGAATCTGTTGAAGCAATGTTCAATGCTGAAGAATTAGTGGTATTTTTTGAAACTGAGAACGGTCAAATTGAAGTTTATGGCTTCGATAAAGGGCTTGAAGCATCTGCATTAGGTGGTGGAACAGGTGTTGGTTTGCAAGATGACACAGCGGTTGCACTTACATTGAGTGGCGACCAAAGAAAACTACCGAAATACTTCTTAGCCGGTGGAACTTTAGCAACTTCAATCGCTTATTTGGATAACATTTCAGAAGAGGTTTAATACTGGATCTAAAAATTAACGGAAAAACCTTCGAGAAATCGGAGGTTTTTTTATTTTTGTGTAATGACTAACATTAACCTACTTACCGAAATTAACGAAAATATCGTTTCAAAAGGCTTTTATACAGTCGATGCGGTTAAGATTAGATACTACTATAAAGAAGTTTACAAAACTGAATTAAAAGAGAATTGCTCGTCTTGTTTACGTGATGCCTACCAAATGCTTATTAAGTATTACCGTGGCAATATTGACAAAGCAAACGCGTCTAATAAGCAAATAATCGAAGCTAGGATATACGAACTCAAAAAGAAATTGATTGAGTTTAAACGTGCGGATAAATTTGAGTTGTGCGAGGTTATTAAGAATCAAATTGAAATCAATAAAGCAAAAATACAATGATTAAAATAATAGTAACCCGTTCAGCCAATGACAAGCTGTACAATATTTTCAAATCGCTTTGGCGTGACGATAATATTTTCATTCAGAAAAAAGAGTTTGCAGGGTTTAATGGTGCAGTAGACTATTTACTTCATTTACTAAATTGCACTGATTACGATGGATTTATTGTTAATGCAGACGAAGATTTCTTTTGCATCAATGAAAATTTAATTGATTCGGTTATTGGCCACATGGTAAAAAACGACATTGTCTATTGTGGCGTTCCAGATGGTGGCATAATTTCACACCGAAACAAGTCGCCATTCAACTCTAATCCATTCTTTAATGTGTTTAATGTGAGTGCGATTAGAGCTAAAATACTAGAGTTTGACAATTCAAAGCGGTTTGAATACGCAAATAAAGTAGAGAAAAACGGAAATTTAGACGAGCCTTTCGCTGGGTTGTTCTATTGGCTACACTTGAACTTTAAACACACAAACTTCACTCACATCGAAAGTACGGACGGCATTAGCACCGTTATAAAAATAAACGATGAACCTATTGGGATTCATTCATGGTATAGTAGGGAATATGGTAAAGACAAAGCGCAAACGGATAGGATTAATAATTGCATTGAGTATGCAGTATTGAAACAGAAATAATGAAACTAATAATTCCATATCGCAACCGATTAGAACACTTACAAAAGTTCAAAGAACACTATAAAGGTTTTGATTTGTTGGTAGTTGAACAAGCCGATAATAAACTATTCAATAGGGGGAAACTGCTAAACATAGGGTTTAACGAGTGCGAAGATAGCGAGGTTTGTTTTCATGATGTTGATTTATTGGCACATGATTTGTCAACTTACAAATTAGGATTTAAAGGGGCAAAACATTTAAGCGGATTATGTGAACAGTTTGGATATAAACCGCCTTATCAAACTTGCTTTGGGGGTGTTACAGCTTTTACGGCCGAATCATTTTTAAAATGTAACGGGTTTAGCAATGACTTTTGGGGATGGGGCGGTGAAGATGACGACCTTTACAACCGAGCAAAGATAAACGACATTGCTATTGTGTTTGAGAATAACAAATACTACTCACTAAAACACGATAAGCAACCTATTACAGCGCAATACTCAGTTAATAAACATCTTTGTGTTAATACTGGTCAAACGTGGCAAAATAGCGGTTTAAATTCGATGCGATACAGCATAGTAAAACATGATTCGATTTTAGGAATTGAAAGAATATTAGTAAACTTGTAAAAATTTGAAAAATGGATTTGAAAATTTCAAAGTATAAGTTAGTAAAAGGAATAGGGAGCGTTACCTTTCGCTCTAAAAGTGGGAACATTGTAAAGATTACCGAAGATAATATTACTGATGAACTTGTGCAACTTGCTATTGACCATGACAAAGAACATTGCTTTGTTTTAATTACGGGTGAAAAAAAAAATATAAGCCCGTCCAAATCCCAATTCCCGCAGTCTTTATCAACCTTGACCGAAGTAAAGACAGACGAGAAAGATTTACTTCCAGTGCAACCAAACAAACGGGCAACTGTTTTGGAAGAAAAACCAAAGGGCAAACGGGGACGGAAACCAAAATCGAAAGACTAGAAGCTGTTGACGGTTCAACTGTCAAGTCGAATATTTTAGGCGTAACCAATAACGAGTACGCTTGTTTACAATCACACATTAAAGCAATAGAGTATGCAAGGGAAAACAAACTCCCTTGCATTGCTATTTTTGAAGACGACATTGTTTTTACTGATACTTTTGAGAAAGATTTTAAATACTATCTTTCGGTTATGCCTGAAGATTGGCATATACTTTATTTGGGCGGTTCATTCGGACGTAGACCAAGTTACTTTGACCAAAATTTTACTAAACAAAATATGACATGGGGAGCGTTTGCCTACATTGTCAATGCTTGTGCCTATGACAACTTGCTAGATATGTTCAATAGGGCTAAATATATTACCGATGCAGTTCTAATTGACTACCAAAAAATATACCTTTGTATCAAACCTTCTAAAAAACTTGTGATACACCCGAAAGGATTTAGCACAATTAAAGAAAGGGAGGTTGACTACAAAAATATTGTATGAAAAAAACTTTTGGTAGGTCGTCTTCTGTTGTTTATTTCAGGAACATACTGCCACAAACATATAAGGATAAAGCTAACGGGTATTATAAGTATGGTTATAATGACCAACTGCCTTTAGATTTAATCAATATCATCAACAATAGCGGAACTGCAAAAAAGGCTTGTAAAAAGTATTCTGATTACATACAAGCGGACGGTTTCGTTAATGACATAGCATCAAATTATAGAGTAAACGGGAAAGAAACAGCGGATAAAATACTTGGTAAGATAGCGTTGTCTTTCGGTTACTTCGCTGGTGTTGCATTGCACGTGTCACGACTTGGAAACGGTGCTGTTGGGAAGATTACAGTTATGCCTTTTCATAAGGTAAGACGTGGAATAAACGGGGATTTCTATTTCAACAATACAATCGGTACTGAGAAATATGAAAAAGACAAATGGGTCACTTTACAGCCATTTAAGGGTACTATTGCAAATTATACCGACATTATAGACAACAAAGAAAACTATGGTGGACGAGGTGAAATTCTTTATGTGTACGATGGCAACCCTTTTGATAGCGATATTTACCCTATTCCAGATTACGTTGCTTCACTTGAAGACTTAAAAACATCGAGTGAACTTTCTAAAATGGATTACGAAGCTGTTTTAAATGGCTTTGCGCTTGGTGGTATTATGACTTTTATTGGAGTAGATGAAACTGCACAAGATGAAGACGGCTTAACAGATAGACAAAAGGTTGAATCTGCAATGATGCAGTTTACTGGGTTAAAGAAAAATAAAGATGGATTAACTGACCGATTCGGGGTTATGACAAACTTTGTTGCAACACCCGAACAAGTGCCGACATTTACCGGCAATGACCCAAAACCAATTTTAGAGGCATCGAATACAAAGCGTGACATTATCGAACGTGCTGTTTGCAAGTTGTTTGGTGTGCATCCCGTGTTATTAGGATTTAGTGAGGCATCCGTTTTAGGTAACGACAAAGCCATTGCACAAGCTAGTGATATGCTTAGAATTACAGTTAATCCAATTCAGCGTTTAATAACCGAAACTTTCGAAATGCTTTATGGCACTTCGATTGATTGGACTATTTCTGAGTTTGGTGTTGAAATAAACATACCAACGGAGGGAGATAGAATACTCAAAACGCTTAATTCGCTTTCTCCACTATTGGCTACTAAAGTTATTGATTTGATTCCACCTGAAAAGCTATTGAATGCTTTAGGTATTGAATCACCACAACCAACAACAACTGCACCATGATAAACGATATTTCAATATGGGTTACAGTTAACGATATTATTAAGTATTTCGCAATACTTTCTCCAAATACTCCTTTGCCACAAATTAACCAATGTATTTACGATGCAGAGACCATGGATATGCCGTCTATTGTTGACGACCAATTAGTTGAAGATATTGACACTATGATTAATTCACCTTCATTAATCAAACCAGAACTAGACGAATTTTTTAAAATGGTGGTGTTGCCGTACATTTCGGCTTGTACGATGGTTCGGTATTCTCCATTTTTAGGGTTACACGCTACACAATGGGGATTAGAACAGTATGTTCAAGAAGGTTTTGGAGCGGTTACTGACAAAAGGCGTGCGGAACTATTAAATAGTTTTGAAGGCAAAAAGAATGTTTTTGAAATTAAGATGCTGAAATATTTAATTGACCATAAATATACTTTTGACGGTGTTGTTTACAAATCAAACGTAAAATGTGGAGCGAAAAAAAATACTCTTTCATTTTCAATAATCGGAGCAAATAAAAGATGGTAGATTGTGTTGACATATTGCGCTCAATTACAAAGTCATGCGGAGATAACGTAGGCGGTGTCAATAAGCGTGTGTGGATTACTCAATTACAACAAATTGAAAGCTATACTTATGATTCATTAGGCTACGTAAATTCAATTACCACAAAAGAAGTAGGTACAACAAATTACGGTTACGAACTAAAAAAAGTAATCAGCAAAAAAGGTAGCCACAGCGGAAACGTTGAAGCAATTGAAAACGTAAATGTTGACGTATTTAAGCACACGGCAATATTAAAGGCATACGCAACAACACCTGAACAAAGAGATAGTTTAGTTAGTCTTTATGGCGCTAGTAAAGTAGTTGTGTTCTTTGAAACGGATAACGGGGAAATTGAAATTTACGGACTTGAAAATGGATTATACGCAACTGCATTAACTGGTAATACTGGTGAGCAAATGCAAGACGACACGGCATTTACATTTACTTTATCTGGGTTGCAAACATCACTTCCTAAATACTTTTTGTATGGTGGCTCATTACATACATCAATAGCGTATTTAGACAATATCGGATTAACGCCAATTTATGAAATAGAATCATACACCGCCGGAACATCAACAATTGACTTCATCAACAACGGTGGTGACGATTGGACAATTGGCTTGAAACTAAATCCCGATTCAGAGCAGTTACCTATCGGTTATTCAATTGATAGTTACGACTATTTTATTGACTTTTGGAATGGTTCAGGGCAAACGCCATTATACGATGGAACCGCAATTACAGACCCTACGACAACATTAAATACAAGCGGAAACGGAGCTGGAATATACTCAATGCAAGTAATTTATAATGCTACAAACGGAATTGATACAAAAACATTCGGCATTTCGAACTTGATTAAAGTTGATGCAAGTGGCAACGTGGTTGATTATGTGAAAATGGATGGAATGACGGTTAATTCAGTGAGTGGATTAACTATGTCGGTAACGGCAAACATAACTCAGTCGCAATCATACCCTATTACATGGGCTACTTCACCAACCTATGCAGAGATAGGAACTGGAGTAAATCCAACATTAACGCTTAATGTAGATGCAGATATGTTAGGATATGGAGTTACGTTAGGCCCTGAATTTTCTGACTTTACTTCAGCATTTGGCGTGTTATCATCGGTTACAATTAATTAATATAAAAAAAAGAAATCATGATACCACTATCAGAATCTTACACAGCAATTGAAAACCTTTTCGATATTCCATTATATGGAAACGAAGGTTTACCATTTTTAGGTGACTTAGTAAACGAATCCGCATTGGGCGTAGGTGAACAAAGAATGTACTACGGCAATTTGCGAATTGTTGGAAAAGCATTAGACCCTGAAGCAGAAGTTCAGCCAAAAACAGGTTTATGCAAATTGTACCTTGGAACGCCTGAAACGGGAGAGTTAGTTTACGAAAAAGTAATCCCTATCGGTGAAAGCATTTCGATTGGTGAAGTATTATTCACATCGTTTGAACTTATTGATTGCCGTGGATATTTCGGAGGATATAAATACGTTACAATCAATTAGCTGACTAATGTATTGGTTGGAACGCATCCTAAAAAAAAACCAAGACCTAATAAATAGGTTTTGTCCGTTAATAGGTAAGCTGATAATAACTTCGGCTTACCTATTCAACACGGCTTTTAGGTTATTAATTCCAACGGACGGATGCGAGCCGACACGTTTGGAAACATTAGAGGCGCAATCGTTCTTTATTCCTTTTAGCATTGGCATAATGGTATGGGCTTTTCAGAAAATAGACACGGTTTTTGAGTTTGTTTTTTTTGAGTTTTCAATATACACAGCGATAAAAGAAATAATAGGAACGGGTGCAGAAATTGATTTATGGGAAATTGTTTTTTGGGTATTTGCATTAATTATTACATGGTATAAATTTAGAAAGTGACAGGCATTGAGGTGGTAAAGTTAAGATATTGGATATTAAAGTGGGTAGGCTTTGTAGCCTTTGGAATATTCAATGGGTTTAACCTAAAGGAATACGAACGTTATTTTGGTAGCCATACTGAAGACGTGTTAATTGTATCGTTTAGTTCCATAATGGGAATTTTAGACGCTACACACGGTTTTTTAGACGGTTTAACATGGGAAGAGTCGCTTGTAAATATTTCAGTAGGCATAGCGATATTAATAGGCAAATCGTTATTGTCGGTTGTGGTGTCTACAATCGGATTGTGGTTAATAAAAATCATTAAACCGCACTTCAAGGAGCGTGGTGAAAAAATAAAATTTTGGATTAAAAGTAAATTAGGATGAAATCAATAGTAAAAAATTGGAAAACTTCGCTTGTTGCATTAGCGGGTGTTTTAAGTCTTTTTATTTCGCTTGGACTGCTTATTTCGAAGGTCATAACTTCGTCTGATTTTGCGGTTATTATGGGNGCAATAGGCGTATTTTTAGTAACACTTGTTTCAGCATTTGCAAAGGACGGGGATAAAACGGGAGTATGAGCGCACCNACAAATAAAATNTTACAATACGATTTGACTGGTGATAGANCCATGATTTTCGGTACATATTGGGAGGGTTTTCAAACACCAATTACCATGACCGAACAAAACGGAACTGTTTTAGACGGTTGCGATTTGATTACTTCGGTCGATTTGTATGTGCGGGACAAACCCGATTCGC